ACTTAGGGTATCGTTATCAGCACGAATAGCGAATTGAAATGTGCTTCCTTGTGGTGCTGTGGAGTACAGTGTTGAGAGTGGAATTGTTATTGAGGTTGTGGTGCTTGCGACTGCCCAGCCGTTCTGAGTAAAGTTTGTTGTAGACCAAAATACACCATAGCGTTCAGGTGTAACTCCAGATAGGTTAGATGCTGGTGCAGACCAAGATAGTTCTACATTGTCTCCAACGATAGTTGCAACAAGGTTGGTTGGTGCGTCAAGGTGTGGGGTTAGATCGGCAACCAATTGCGTAAGTCTTATAACCTCTGCATTAGCAGTAGCAAGCCTTGTTTCTGCCGAAGACTTTTCTGCAGTTGCTAGGCTCAGGGATGTCTGGGCCAATCCTAATACCTGATAGGCAGAGTTCTTTGCTGTTGTCTCTGCCTCGCCATAAGAGTATGTTTCTGGTGATGTAGTTGTCACCTGAGTTACAAGGGATACGTTATCAATGCTTCCTGCAAAGTTGCCGTTCCAAAATCCGTTGTCTACCATTCGGAAGCCAATGTCCCAACGAACTGCGTCGTCAGTAAGGTTGTATGTAGTGGTGAAGTTTGTCCAAGGAAATGTGTCGGTACGATTGCCAGTGTCATAATAGTTTAGTCTCTGATTGGATGCATTATAAGTGCGGAACTCTACACGATAGCCGTCTGCTTGTGGGCGGTTGCCATCATTAAAATTGTTGTTAGACATATCATACGAGAATGTGACCTGTCTAGTTGGAGATGGAAAGTTTCCAGTTTGGAGTACAAAGTGGTAGATGTAAGAGCCAATCAATACGCCATTGTAAACACGAGGGATACTTGAATTTATAATTGTGTCGTTAGATCCCATGCCAATGTTTGTCCAGTTTGATGCGTCATTGAAGTTTCCATTTAGCACAACGTTCTGGCTGCCTGTGGATGTTGTGCCAGGGATGGTTACCCTTGTGGCTTCCCATTCTGCCAGTGCTTCATTATATTCAATTTGAGCCGTATCTCTGGTCGTTGTTGCTGCTAAAACGGCTTCTGAGGCCGTCTGAAGGCTTGCTGTGGCATCTATAACTTCCTGTTGTGCCAGCACTAAAGCAGCCTGTGCTTCTTGTAGAGTCATCGTTGTTGCTGAGGCAGGCATGGCAAAAAGCAATGGCAAGAATACCATTGAAACTGCTGTTAAAAATCTTGGGGTTTTAATTTTGGGGTCTCCTTGTTAGGGTTTAATGCTAACAAAACTATTATAACATTATTTAGTTATAAGAAAAGGGGCATCCGAAGATGCCCCCATTCAAAATAAACTAATTAAATAGCGATCCTAGTGTCTCTTCTGTTGCAACGCCTTTGTGAGAAGCAATAACTTCCCCATCTTTAATTGCAATAAAAGCAGGTACTCCAGTTATGTTATACTCCTGAAACATATCTATGTTAATATCTACATCAAGTTTACGATAGTTAACATTAACGTTATTAGAAATAAACTTAGCAATGGTTGGTTCCATTACCTTGCATGGCTGGCACCAGGTTGCTGAGAAGTGAAGAAGTTCTTTCATTACTTTACATCCTTATCTTGAATCTTGATCTCACAGTAGTCAGTGGTGCAGTATGCCTCACCCTGTGCCTCAAGGTTGTCTACCCCATCATAGATTGCAGAGAAGTCAATCTTTGCAATGCGACCGATGTAGTAGTCGTATTCGTTTTCTGTAATCTCTGTATAAGGCTGCTGTGGATATACCGTGTTGCCCATAGGCAAGAACGATACGGCCTTCAACTGACCTTCATACATGTTTAGAACAGATGCTACGTGCTGTGTTTCAGTTTCCTTATCGAATGATAGTGTCACTGATACACCATTGTCTGACCAATACTTCTGTGCTGTAGCAGCAAGAGCCATCTTCTCAAACAATGTTACACCCTTTTCTGCTCTCTTCTGTCCAGATGCAATCGGGAAGTATACTACTGAAGTTCCTGCTGATACTAGGTCGTCTTCAATCTTATACCCTGCTGCTCTAAACAAGTGTAGCATTGGGTCTGAGTTCCCAAAGCGGATTGCACGTAGGTAGAACTTTCCACCTGGTCCCCAGTGAACGCCAGGAGTAGCACCAGATAGAATAGATACTGATCCAGATGGCTTGACTGTGGTTACACGGATTGACTCACGAACACATAGCCACTCTGAATACTTCTTGTCATAGAAACGGATCTTGTTGTATCCCTCGTCCATCCACTCACGAGTAGTTGGTAGACCATGCTCGTCAGAGAATGATGCAATGCCTGTTAGAGATGTTCCAATACGGCGATTACGCTGCATGATACCGTTGGTCTGTTGCCAGTGCGTAGGAAGAAGTGTAACAGTCTTACCATACAAGTAGGCAAACTTTAGAGTGCGTAGGAAGTCTTCCTTGCTCTCGTGACGGTTTAGGTGAACCTCAACTAGAGTACATAGTTCGTATGACTCTAGTGGCTGCTCTGCACATGGGTTGAAGCCTACAACACGGTAGTCTGCTCCATCTGCTGGGTCTGCCAAGCGACCATACTGACGAGCAACATCTAGCCAGATAAAGCCTGGCTCTCCGTTATCTGCAATGCGGTCAACATACTTTGAGTAGTCCATTCCAACTGTTGCTGAAATAGAGTTGTTAGACATCCAGGCCCAACCTGGATTCTTTGGGTCGTACGAGTTACGCTCTGGGAATGCCTCTGCGTTCTTAAGGTTAAGGAAGTCCTCGTCCCCATCTACACCCAAAGCAAGCGTAGCAGAACGTCTGACGTTTCCTGCAACTACACAGGTACCGATTAGGTTAATGATATCTACGATGGCACGTGAGTCAAACTTCTCTCCTGCACGTGAACCAATAGCCTCACGGATAGTGTCGTGCATCTTGATTAGTGGGTCTGGGCCAGAAGCAGTTCCACCAAAGCCCTTAATTGGTGCACCGTAAGGTCTGATCAAAGAGTAGTCAAATTCCTGTACAGGCTGGTTAGGTCTTAGGAATGAGTTGATCAATAGACGAGTAGATTCTACCCATCCCTCACGGTCGTCTGGGATTTGGAAAGACACTGCTGGCTCTGTAGGGGCATAGATTTGAAAATTCTTATCCTGTCCTAGTGTGTCAAAGCCAACGCCAATGCCAAGCATTAGGGCATCCATAACCCAAGCAAACAATGCACCTGGATCATTCTTGTCTAGGTCCTTAGTAGATACTACTGCACAGTTCTGTAGTGCTGCAGAGTTTCTCTTCTCCATTGTTAGTGGTGTGCCGAATGACCACATACCTCGGCCTGGTGGTGTCCACTTTAGGTTGAACATTCTGTCGAATGCTTCCTGTGCAGACTTCTGTGCCTTGTAGTCATTCCAAGGCAAACGTGACTCTTTGGCGTGATTCTTCTGGACAGAATACATTCCTTCAATAACACGCTTTACTACTTCGTACCAGCGTTCCTTGGTACCGTCATCTTTAATTCTAGAATAGGTTCTGACAAAAGTGATCTCTCCTAGAGAGTTTCCACCTGCATCCACGAAACCAAATGGGGATTCCAGTGCCTTGTATTTTTCTACAAAGTCGTCTGGAAGTTTAAATGAGAAGAACTCAGACATATAATCAACCGACCTTTCAAAGTGGGATAGGTATAAAGTATACCATAGTGTTTTAGATTTTGCAAAACTCTCCTTATAAATTTTTCAAAGAGTTTGTTGTTTTATGAAACAGGCATAGAAAAAGGGGAGAAGTATTTCATTCTCCCCTAAATCTATAGTTGAGTTACTTGATCAACTTAACCTTTTTGTTCTTTACGTTCTTGTTGTACTGAGTTGCAAGAGCGTTGAATCGCTTTACTAGAGCAGCATACTTTGCTTCTGCCTCAGTTACCTTGCCATTTGCAACAGCAAGTTGTGCATCCTTTTCTGCAACTAGTGCAGCAAGGTCAACGATCTTCAACTCGCCACGGACAAAGCCGAGAGGAGCAGCAAGACCAGTTACAGCAGTTGCGACAGTGGCAGTTGCAATTAGGTCATACTTGCCTACGGTTAGGCCAGTGAGTTCCTTGGTTGCAACACCAGTAGCATCTGAAGTGATTGAGTAGGTGTTGCTTGCATTTGAACTTAGAACCTGAAGTGCAACAACAGAACCCGATACAGCGTTACCAAATACGTCAGTTCCAGTAACAGATACCTTTGCGGTAGTTCCTAGAGCAGCAGTAGGTGCGTCAACCTTGATTGTGTTAAGAGCACCAGCGGTTCCCTTTACGAAGTAGGTTGTTGTAACGCCATCGGCAGTAACTGCAACAGATCCAGTCTTTGTAGTCTTAGTGAATACGAATAGGTCTGCAGTAGTTCCAGTTCCTGTGGCAATACTTACAGTCGCTGTACCAGATGCAGAAGTTGCACCAGTTAGCGAGGTTAGCAATACAGCATCAACTGCGGTTGCGGTTACGTTTGTTCCTGCAGCAACGCTTGTAAGAGCAATCTTCAAAGTATTGGTTGCATCTACAACATTGGTTGCTGGTACTGCTAGTGATACTGCGTTAGCAGCGGTGGTTGGTGCAGTAGTTACTGCAACAGCGTTAACAGTTAGTGCTGTGGTTGCAGCATTTGCTGGTAGTGCCAACAGCGAAGTGGTGGCAAGTGCTACTGCAGATACAATAGCAATTAGTGGCTTCTTGAATGAAGTCATGGTTATTTCTCCTTATTATTTATTTTGTTAGATTAGATCAAATCTAGCCAAGTATTCTTTAACCTCTTTTGGCATAGGCTTATATTGTATCACATTGTCTTTGTCTGTGTCAAGGACTGTCTTTGGCCTATCCTTAAACGTGTGAACCTCTACCTCAAGGTTTTGGTTCTTTGGGGTATGTGATATTGCCCCAAATATTGCACCACACACAGCATCCGCCAAGTCCTTAGAGGATTTGCGAGGGTGGTCAACTCTATTTTGCTTAACAATCTTAAGTTCGATAAGTTCCTCAAACAGAAGATCGATTGCTGGCATGATTAAGCGGTCTTCGTAGACAAGCATAGCCATATCTTCGTAGTGCTTCTTGGCAACAGAAACAGTCTCAGTTCTCATACCCACCTGCTTTAACTCATTCTGGATATCAAACGACTGCCAACGGTCAAACGACACCATGCCTATGTTAAATCCTAGCCTTCTTAGGTTCTGAATCCATTGCTTTACTTCTGATAGGTTTACTGGGCCTTCCACCTTTGGCTCCCACCACGCTACCGCATCAACTACAACGATAGGCATAACCTGCTGGTAATCTTTGCCAACCTGAATATTGACCCACTTATCTACGTGAGCAATTGCAACTGCACACTTGTCGTGCTTCTGTGCAAGGTCAGCGTGAACGTAGTAGGTCTTGTCTGGGTCTGGGCTAAATCCTGGATCAAATCTTCTGTGCTGGTCTAGTGGATTACGAATGCTCATGGCAGTGCGAATCTTATCTTCTTGTCTAAAGAATCTGTCGGACGAGAAGGTAGGCACACAGGCAAAGCGTTGCATAGCATCGCCCATGTCTGTAAAGAATGCCAACTTGAAATCATCAATTTGACGAGTGGGGTTTACCACCCAGGTAGGACGCTTAAGGGCAAACATTCCTGGATACTTGTAGGACACAACTGTATCTTCATCCCACTCAATGTCAAGGTAGTTTCCTTCTTGGTCTTCTGGCAACTCTGGGTTCATAACAAATCTGTGCTGTCTTGTGACTGTATCTTTTTCAGCAATCACTGCATCGTAACGCTGAGAGATAAAGTCACCAGGGTAGCGAGGGAAGGATAGCAGGGCTACCTTGCCTAGGTCTGGGAAGCGTGAGTCTACAGAAGCACGGAAGGCCTTGTAGATATTGTCTGCCGTCTTGCCTTGGTCGTTACCAGTTGCAACCTCAGATGCAAATCCAGAAATCTCATCCAGCACCGCAAGAATAAGGTTAAGACCCTCGTGAGACTCTCGTTCTGAGTGACCAGAGTAAACTGTAATGGAGTGGTCAAACTCAACGCTGTCTGCCTTGGCATAGAACTTTCCTGCAAACCAAGGAGACCTTTCGATCTTTGTTTTAAATCCTTTGAAGAAAACGTTCTTAGCCTGCTGGGCGTTAATAGCAACGTTGATAATATCAATAGCATCGCCAGATGGCTTGCCGAAGTATCTGGCTGGATCTTTTAGGCAGAGAAGTTTATACACAATGTAGGCACAGGCAACTGTAGATGTAAAGTCCTTGCCAGAACCTTTGCCAAGTTGTAGGATGATTTCATTCTTCGTATACTTCTTGTAATACCTACGACCCTCTGTGTCGCCAAGCAAATCAATTACATCTTCAAGTCTGTAGATTTGTGACATAGCCTCAACAATGTCATACTGAACTTGTGATAGTGGTGGCTGCCCTAGATACGCTTCGCCCTCAACAAATGTCTTAGCGTCTACAGGACGCTCTGCAAAATTGTCGGACTTAAGTGCATCTAGAAAATCATCAAACATCGTTATTGATCACCACGGTAATTACTTCTTTATCCTTAGACGCATCGGATAGTCTACGCATAATCTTGTCTCTTACTTCTGGGTGCTCTGCAGCAATGTCCTTTAGGATACCGACCAAAATTTCCTGACGGTTCTCAATGGCAATCATCTCTTCGGCAAGTTCCTTGTTCTCAAGCAGTCCTGCCTTTTGTAGCATCTCAATGCGAGTCTTCTCTAGGTCCATAACCAACTTGATACCTGCGGTCTTGGCACTTAGATTAGCAACAGTGGTTGCTTCGTCAATCACTTCGTATGCTTTACTAATTAGTTTAGTATAGTGAGTGTCTGCACCAACAAGGGCTTCTTTTGCACGAGCACGAATAGCAGCGTTGTCTGCAGCCATGGCCCTCCACTCATTGATATAGGCAACAACCTTTTGTCTTGGCATTGCCAACTCTTTAGAAATCTGAGTAGGCTCAGTTCCTGCTAGGTACTTTTCAACAACCTTGTTTACTTCATCAAGGTGTTCTACTGTTAGGTCTTCAAACGACACGCTTTGCTCTCTTTCGTTTAACTGGCACTCTCTTTACACGCTCAAGATAGAATGAACGCATTCCTCCTGCAACGCCACGATCAAGTTCTAGGCAGTCTATCCACTGTACGCCAGTTTCTGTATTGGTTACAAAGGCCGAGAACTTGAACTTAATTCCGTGCTCGCCTTGTATCTTAATTATATCACCCTCGGCAATTTCAAAGCCATCGACAATTACCGTTGGCTCTTTGTGAAACTTGGTTGGTGGAAGGATCGAAGTTTTTCTCTGACGCATTAGATTGCCTTCTTAGTCTTTGTGCTTTTAAAGCATTTCTTACAATAGGTATATGTCATTTTATTGAATGGACAACTGGCTGAGTATGTCTCCTTGTGCCTGCAAAAAATTTTTCTAAGAAAATTCTTCATCGTCTTGACTTCCTCAATCCAAACTTAGCAAGATAAACATAGATAGTCTCCACGCTTGTCCCACATTCTTTTGCAATTTCTTCTGGAGTTTTCTTGTCCAGGTGGTAGCGTTTCTTTAGCCACACTTCACTAGTATACAGTTTTGCCATTTACTTGTCAATCTTTCCCCAGTTATTGATTGCGTAGTGACCAATGCCAATTGCATCTGCTACGTCATCGTCTTCGATCGTTTTGTCATAATAAGTATTAACAAACTTGATTGTTCTCTGCTTGCGGATCTCTCTAGACTTGTTTTGATACCAGTTCTTTGACTTACCTGGAAACTCTGCCATCAAGTCTTGCTTTTCTTTAGCAGTTAGTTTGTTGTTGCCAATGTAACTTTGCCACGTAATAGGATTGATAGAGCCTGCTGTTCTAATACCTGCCAACTTAGCAGCACCCAAGAGTGCACCCTGAATCAGGGCAAGATCAGAAGCAGTCTTTGGACTGTTGATGAAGACAGTGTGCTCAATAACAATTGCGTCAATCTCAAAGTGTTTAAGGAAAGGCAAAGTTTTGACTGCAGCGTCTCCGAGTTTTTGATATGCGTTGTTTCCATCGAATTTAATTTTTCCATATCTTACTAAGGTTTTATCAGAAAAGATAGCAAAAGCAAGGCTATTAGTGCTAGCATCAATGGCAAGAATATTTTTGGGCTTTGCATTTGTGTTACCTATCTTTACCATTCATCAATCCTTTTATTTCCTTAAGCACTTTTGAAACGTCCGTTGGGTCGCTTGAGCAAGTGTCGCAAATAGTGCTGTCGTTATATGCAGATAGTTGCTTGCTGCAAGATCTGCAGTATCTTGGCTTATCTCTACGGCGTAATCTTCTTTGAAGTTGATACCTTTCAGATATCTTTTCCTTAGTCGCCAAATCTCTGCACTCAGAAGAACAGTAAATCTGATACGAAACTTTTGCTTCAAATGTGTGGTCGCACCACTTACAGTGTTTGTTTTTCATCCAATGGCTCCAAAGATCTAAGTTTTATCTCTCCAGAACCAGCATTGTCACAAGCCTCACGGATTGGACATGTCTTGCATATTTTTGAATTAGAACGATAGTTTTTGGTAGGCAAGGTCTTATCTTCCCAAGCCTTTCTAACTTCTCTCATCCATCCAAATGTGTTCTCTACCCACTCATACATGTATTGATTCAACTCAACAGGAAAGACTAGCAGTTCGTGATTGTTTTTGTTTTCATAAATCATTACTGCCTTGCTCTTGTTAAGAATCTTCATATAGATAAGCAACTGAATCATGTGTCCAGTCTTTGGCTTACCCGAAATCTTACGATACTCAAAGGCATCATTCGGCATTGTCTTGATTTCGCCAAGCAACTCCGTGTCATCCCAGTTGAGCATTACGTCACCAAATCCGAAGATTGGTGGATCGTTATAAGTAACTTTAAATTCTGAATCCGCTAGAAGACCTGGAACGTTGCCCATGGCTTCCTGAATTCTTTCGTGTGACTTTGTTCCTGCTGTCATGTTAGCAGCACCATACGCATCTGCGTTGTCTGTAAAGTTAGCACCCTCAAATGCCAGGTACCAATAACGAGGGCACTCTCCATGAGAGAATGCAATCGTGCTTGGTGCAAATGAATTCTTCTTAGTAAACTTGTCTACACGGTTAACCGTATATCCAGAATTAATCTTTTGAATCAGTGCTTCTTTATCAAGAAACGATGGCCTAGACGATGATGCCTGGTCCATCCTTTTTATCATTACATCTTGTAGAAAATTCTTAGCCATAATATTTACCTAACAATATACTTTAGGGCAGACACAAGATCATTGATTGCTTCGTGTGCTGTAAAGTAAATGTTTTTCTTCTCTCTATTTCCCTTGTCAACGTTTACCATCCATGTTGCTTTGAAAGCCATCTTGGCTGCAATAGCCTGCAGACGGACAATCTCCACGGTTGCTACGTTGAGTGGGATATCTGGTTTGATGATTAGTTTTGCAATAAATGTAAGGGCCTCGGTGAGTTCCTCGTCATTCATGTAGTCAGCGATCTCACTTAGACCGTTGACCATATCAATTGTTGTTTTCTGTTGCTCCATTATTTTCCTTAAAGGTTATACATCTATTATACATCATCAGACAGGATTTGTTCAAGTAGAGATAATTCGATCACTGCTAATCTAGTTTTTGAACCACTATCCCCAATAACCACAACGATAGCAGGATCATTGTTGTTTCGTATAGCGTCTGTAACAGCCTTAGCCCAGACATCCTTATTGAGCGTAAAACTCTTTCCGACCTCTTTGAAGTCAACCGTAAAGTTCTCCCAGGTGGCATCGCCCTTGTGTGTTCCTCTGCCTGAGTTCTTGTGCTGTTTGGCACCAAGACGTTTACTTTCGCTCTTCTCGCTCATAGTCTTTCCTGTTTCTCTTTGTATTTAGGTTTACTGAAGACATGTGCTTTTCTGGACACATCCATGTTAGTTCTTTAGTTTCTGCATAGAATCTAACTGTCTTCACTTCTACCTTGCATTTGTGACAAGGAAAGGTTCCATGATAAATATCATACTTCGCCATTGACTTTAGCCTTAATAGCGTCTTGGAGATCAAGGTCTTCTCTCACACGGTTTACGAATGCTTCTCTACCCTGGACCTTAGAGCCGTCAGGAAGGATGTACCAAGCACCTGTACGCTCTACGATACCCATCATCTCTGCGGTGTCAACTAGGTCTCCAACGCTGTCAATCCCAATGATCGGGCCTCTGAAGTAGAAGTCATATTCGCCAGACTGGAATGCAGGAGATGTCTTTGAGAACTGAACTTCCCAACGAACCTTACGCCCAACCTTTTCTTCAATGAGTTTATCTCCAACAGCAATCTTGCCCTTGATGGCCTGATTGTCTGATTCAGAACTGAATAGTTTAATTACGGTTGAACTGTAGAACTTTGTAGCCTGACCACCTGATGGCTGTTGGCTGGTGTACATAGCACTAATGTTATTACGAGACTGGCTGATCAGGACTAGCATGGTTGGCTTTACCTTGTTGTTGGCATAGTTCATCATCTTCCATGCGTTGCTAAAGTCTCTAGACTCTGCACCAATCTGCTTGGTGTTTTCTAGTTCCTTGAGTTCGTCTGTTCCCTTTTCGAAATAGATTGCAGGTAGAAGCGATGTGATGGAGTCAATAACAATAATGTCTACTCCTGCGTTCATCAGTGCTGTTCCTACGTCTACCATCTCGTTGATTGTACGAGCCTGAGATACAATTAGGTTCTCTGTATCTACCCCAAGTTTTTGTGCCCAGTCTTCTGAATACGACATCTCGGCATCAATCCAGGCACACAGTTTGCCCTCTTCTTGTGCAAGAGCAATCATCTGCAGGCATAGAGATGACTTTGCTGACGACTTAGATCCCCAGATAAGAACCTGCCTACCAAGTGGCAAGCCACCAAACAGTGCACGGTTTAGACCATGACTCGGGGTCTTCTGAAACTCTGTCTTAAATCCTACTCCATTAGAAAGTCTCTTGCGAATCTTTGGGTCTAGCAGTGCTAGGGCTTCTTCCATAGTGGTCATTAAAACTTCACCCCATTGCGTTCTGGTCGTGTGGTATTGTAATTTGTCTTTTTGTTAAAAGCCATCTGAAGATTTTCGTTTACGTATTCATGCTCACGCAAACCTGCATATAGGTCTAGCGTACGGATAATAATGTCAGCCATTTCATCTGCTACCTCTTCTGGGCCACGTGACTTTCTGATTGCTTCCATAACCTCCACGGCCTCTGACACAATCATCATCAACTGCTTGGTGATAAAGATATCCTTTTGTTCCTGCGTAGCACCATCCATGATGGTCCAGAAACCTTTTTCTGTTGCTACTTCGTGCACTTCACGTGCCATAGTATCTAGTGTTTGACTAAACATTTTGTACATCCTCCATAATCGTTGTTCCGTCTTTTGTTTTACCAAAAGTAAATTTGTATGTCTTCCCCTCGTCGATCTTCATGTATGCCTTTGAGTAAGACGTAGGGAAGACTGTAACTGGGTGTAGTGTTCTGCCAGCATCTGCTAGTGTTAGCGATGCCATCTTTTTTCCTGCTTTAGTAACACGTGATTTAAATGAAACTACAAACATCTCGTCATCCTTAAAGGGCAACTGGCGATAGTTTAAGAATCTAATCAGTGCTGACTCGTTTCCCTTAGTTTCATCTGCAGGAATAGCAGTAACAATTCTATTGTCGCTAGCAAGAATAATGTAAGTTCTTCCAGGCTCAATAGCGGTCTGCTCTTCATCAAAGATACCAACGCTGCCAGTCTTGTCAAGTATCTCTACACGACTCCAGCCCTTGCCACGCTTGATATCCTTAATCATTCCCATCAGGATGAACGATCCCTTTTCTTCAAACTCTTCTACCTCGTTTATAAATGCGTGGTAGTGCTGTGGAATGGATACGTTGAACTCTGGTAGGTTGAGGTACTCATAAAGGTTCTCACGAACCTCATCGTCATTGCGTGGATTGTCTTCAAAGGTAGCAGCACCAACAAGACGAAGAGCCTGAAGAGCACGAGAGTTAACACCATTACCCTTACCAAAAGTAAACTCCTCAAGTTCTTTGTACGAAGCAAAAGGCCTAGCATCAATATACTTGCTAGCAATGTTGTCTGAAATAAACTTAATGGCTGATAGTCCAAAGCGGATACCCTTCCCCTCAATCTTAAAGTCAATGTCTGACTCGTTAATGTGTGGCAAACGAACTGGAATACCCATACGCTTTGCTTCAATCAAATACTCTGTACGAGCATCCTTGTCCTTTTCGTTCTTGAGCAATGAATACATAAACTCAATTGGGTAGTAGTACTTCAACCATGCTGTCCAGTATGATAGCGTTGAGTATGCTACGGCGTGAGACTTGTTGAATGAGTACCCTGCGTGAGCCTCAAAGTCGTGCCACAGTTCTTCTGCTGCTTCTGGTCGCAAGAAGTTTGATGCACCCTTTACGAACTGATCTTTAAATTGGTCGAATTCTTTTGCATCTTTCTTCTTACCAATGATCTTACGAACCTTGTCAGCCTCTGCCATTGACATACCGCCAAGTTCTGTACAAGCCTGCATAACCTGTTCCTGATACAAGATGCATCCATAGGTTTCTGCAGTAAAGGCTTTCATTACTTGGTGGTGGTAAGAGATGTTCTGCTTACCGTGCTTACGAGCAATGTAGTCTTTACCGATTGTGTTCATAGCACCTGGGCGAACTAAAGCGTTAGATGCTGCAAGTTCTGCAAAGTTCTTGACACGCATCTTTACTAGCAGGTTGGTGTAAGGAGTTGCTTCACACTGAAACACGCCCTTGGTGTATCCGTCAGAGAGCATCTCGTAGATGTTGCTATCTTCCATATTCAGTTTGTGAAGATCAACTTTTTTGCCAGTTCTTTCCTGAACAATCTTTAGGGTGTCCTGAATAACAGACAAGGTCTTTAGGCCAAGTGCGTCAATCTTAATTAGGCCAATACGCTCTGCTTCTTCCATGTCTACGGCAACTACTGGAATGCGTTCTTTGCTGCCTGGCGTTGTGCGAGTTTCTAGTGGAGCATACTTAAAGATAGGTTCCTTAGATGTAACAACACCTGCAGCGTGAATACCAGTACCACGGATACGACCACGCAACTGCTCACCATACATCTCAATCTCTGGATACTTCTCACGGAACTCTGCAGTCTGCTTTGAGCGTAGGTAATCGTCCCAGTCATCAACGAGTTTAAGAACTTTGTTTACGTCTGGTAGTGGAATGTTTAGCACACGAGCGATGTCACGAATCATACCCTTGCCCTTGAACTCAAGGAACGTAGCGATAGATGCAACGTGACGATACTGGCGAACTAGGTAGTCCTTTACTTCTTCACGGCGGTTGTCCTGAATATCAGTATCAATATCTGGGAAGTCGTTACGCTCTGGATTAATAAAGCGGAAGAACAGAAGTCCGTGTTGGATAGGGTCAATGTCTGTAATGCCTAGTGCATAGCAGAGTAGCGAACCTGCAGAAGATCCACGACCTGGCCCAACCATGATGTCTTCTTTCTTTGCCCAAGCAATCATGCTACGGACAACAAGGAAGTACGGACCAAAGTTCTTGTCTTTGATGATGCCAAGTTCTTCGTTTAGTCTGTCTAGATATTCTTGCTTGTCTGCCAAGCCTTTTGCACGAAGTCCATCCAATGCTAGAGTATATAGTTCTTCATCTGGATTCTGATACTGGACTGGGAGAAGATCAATGTGGTCTTGAATATCGTAGTCTTCAATCTTGTCTACAATCTCAAGCGTGTTGTCATACATGTCTTGACGTGTAATACCCTGAGCACCCATAGCGTTGTGCATCTCTTCATCGGAGAGTAGGTGAATCTCAAACTTGTTAAACGACATCTGGCGTTCTGCACCATAGAGGTAATCAAGTTTGTCCATAAGACCCTCGTGCTTGGTAGAACCCTCGTAGGTAGAACCCTTTTCTACCTTATTCGAATATGAGTTTAGGATTAGTTTAAGTTCCTGAATCTCTTTCTGTGACGGATCAGAGTGGTGGCAGTCTGGCGTAACAATTGGCTTAATTCCGAATTCATCTGCCAGTGCCAAAATAACGTCATTAATTTCTTTAGGGTTATGTGGCATCACTTCTATGTAGTAATCGTCTCCAAACGTCTCCTGTGCCCACTGAAGGTGGGTTTTGGCAGCAGCCAGGTTGTCCGACTCAATGGCTTTGGCTAGATATCCGCTAAGGCAGCCAGAGGTAATAACAAGACCCTCTTTATACTGCTCTAGAATCTTCCAGTCCATACGAGGCTTCTTGTAGAAACCCTCTGTCCAAGCAAGTTCATTTAGTTTGTTAAGGTTCTCTAGACCCTTTGCATTCTTAGCGAGAATGATAAGGTGGTTGTAGTTGAGGTCTAGTGGGTCGTTCTTATCTTTCTTATCTTCGTGGTCAAAGCGGTCATTCGCAATGTACCCCTCAATTCCTAGAATTGGTTTGATACCTGCAGCCTTAGCAGCACGGTACATCTCACGGTGTCCAGATAGTGATCCGTGGTCAGTGATGGCGATGGCTGGCATACCTAGTGCGACAGCCCTGTCTACATATTCTTGCGGTGTCGCAATTCCATCGAAAAGCGAATAGTGTGTGTGAACGTGAAGTCCAGCGTAACTCATAGTGTCCTTAATGTTTTGATGTGTAAAAATTATGACATACTTTAGTGGCGATGTCAATGCCTGTAAACAAATGTAGGGGTACCGAAGTACCCCCACAAGTGTTAGTTGTTACCAGTCCATATTTGCTGATGTGACTGACGGAGAATCGAATCCAAGATAGAATGCTTCCTGCTCCGCATATGGCACGTGGCGAACCACAGTGTCCAAGTTGAATGGCTCAATGCCAGTCCAGTCAAACGGCTCTGAGTCTGGCTTGGTTGGTAGAAGCGTGTAGTTGGTTTCAGTTCCCTGACCATTACGCTTAATCTTCCACTCAAGGTTTGAGATCGAACCTGTCTCTAGTGCATACTCACGAAGAGTGTTGAATGCAGACTGCTTTGAGATGCCCTGCGACCATACGGCTACATATGGAGGCTCTAGTCCGTCATCAACTAGAACGTTGCAGTAGAAACGAAGACGAGCCTTCCAGCCAGCCTTTGGATCCTTGCGGTGCATTTCTTCTGCCCAGTCACGGCCTTCGCTGTCCATGGTGTCTACA